AATTTATGTGCTTTTATTTATCTCAATTTAATAGCGTAAAAGAAGAAAGTGCAGCGACTCGTAAATTATTAGAAAATAATTGCCGATTGCAAATATTATGCACTGGCGATTTACTAAAAAAATTACAGGCTGCTTTATAAGTTGTGCCTAACGGTCACGTGTTTGTGACGGAAAAATTATTTTTCTTAATTTTTATGGCATCAAAAACGATGTTATATGTATATTTTTTATCTAATTATGAAAACATTAATAATACATCCAAAAGATACATCAACTGATTTTCTTAATGATATACACAAAGATTATATAGTATTTGATGTCGAAAATAGTTCAAAAAGCAAGCTTAAAAAAGCTATTAAATCACATGATAAAATTATAATGTTAGGGCATGGGTCTTCATGTGGTCTGTTTTCATCAAAACAGGATAGATTTATTATAGATAGTAATTTAGTTTATTTACTTCGTGAAAAAATATTAGTTGGGATATGGTGTCACGCTGTTGATTTTGCATATAAATACAAACTTAAAGGTTTATTTTCTGGAATGATAATATCAGAAATAGATGAAGCTAAAAATTTGAACATTGAAACTACATTTGGTGATATTATATTTTCAAACGTCCTTTTTTCTGATGTAATAAAAGAAATTGAGATTATCCACGATAAAAAAGCCGTCTCAATTTTTCGTAAGGAATATAATATGAAATGCCCTGTAATCAAATTCAATAGAGAACGGCTTTATTACATATAACGTAGGAACTTACACACCCTCATTATACTAAAACCCCCACAACTATATGAAAATCTTTGCCTTAATAGGCTTCAATAATTACATAATAAAAGACAATATTATGTACAGAAAAGCTCATAAAGTCAAGGACAAGTTGTGTAAATTTAAGTATATTGGTGAGCGAGAAATAAAGGTGAGCATCAAGAATAATGTTAAAGGGTATTATTTGATATACAATAGAAAGCGAAAATTTTACCCTTTAACAAAATTAAGACATAGATTAAAATCTGTTTTATAACATAGTGAAAAATAGTAAAACTAAGTTGATTTTGATTAGTTTTGCATTGAATTAATAACAAATTAAATTATAGAATTATGGAATTAGTAAAAGCGTCCGAATTTGGATTAGAAGAAAAACAAGGGAAAAGTATTGAATTATCATTCAGTCCAAAAGTTAGCGAAAAAGAATCTTTAACTTTAATTTACAATCAATTAATTAAAGAAGAAATCTCTCCATCTCTTTGCGCAAAGGCTAACGACTTGCGAAAAAAATTAGTAAAAGTAAGGACTGGAATTGCAAAAATACACACGGCAGAAAAGGCGGTTGCTTTATCTTATGGTCGTTTTGTCGATGCGTTAAAAAATAAACACACTTTAAGCGTAACACAAATGGAAGATAAGCTCAAGGAGATTGTGGATTATTACGATAATTTAGAAAAAGAGCGTATTGAAAAATTAACAACTTCAAGAGAAGTCGAATTAATGCCTTATCTTGACTTTGAATTAATCCCTTCAAATTTGGGAGAAATGGAAAGCCAAGTATTTGAAAATTATTTTAATGGTGTAAGATTAGCGCATAAAGCTAAAATTGAAGCCGAAGCCAAAGCCGAAGCTGAAAGACTTGCTTTAATTGAAAAAGAGCGCTTAGAAAAGATTGAACAAGAAAAAGAGCGCAAAAGAATTGAAGCTGAAAACCTGAAATTAAAAAGAGAAGCTGAAGAAAGAGAACGCAAAATTTTAGAAGAAAAGCTTGCAGAACAAAAGAAAGCCGAAGCTGAACGTTTAGAGCGTGAAAGATTGGCAGAGATTGAACGCAAAAAGCAAGCTGACATATTAGAAGCTCAAATAAAAGAAGCTGCTGAAAAGGCACGAATTGAAGCCGAAAAACAAGCAGAAATACAAGCCGAGCTTGAGGCAAAAGCCGAAGCTGAACGCAAGGAAAAAGAACGAATTGAAGCTGAATTAAAAGCAAAAGCCGAAGCTGAACGTTTAGAGCGTGTGCGAATTGCAAAAGAAAAAGAAGCAGAACTTCAAAAGGGTGACGCTGAGAAATTTAAAACTTTAGTTTCGGACTTAGAAAATTTAAAAACAAAATACACCTTCGATTCAGAGTTGAACAAGAAGAAAATGTCAGATACTGCAATTTTGATAGATAAAATAATTAATCATATCAAGTAAAATATGCTGCACAACATACGCAAAGCTAGCTAAAAGTTATGAATTTTGATTAGTTTTGCATATTGTTAAATTAAAAAATAGAAATATTATGAGTGAGAAAATCAAAACACACTGGAAGAAAACAGTAGATAAAGACTGGATAGGAACGTACGTCTTGCCAGAAGGAAAGCCGATAGTTGTTAAGCTTCTTAGCGTAAAATACGAAGAGGTTAAGGTTAAAGGTGTAAAAGGGATGTATAAGGTTGCTTATTTTGCAGCTAATCCATATTTTAAAAGGCCTATGCTTCTTTCTGCCAACATTAACTTAAAGAGGTTAGAAAAGCTTACCGGTTCGCCTTATATTGAAGATTGGGCAAGTATAAATTTAGACGTAACACTACAGCAAGAAATGGACAAAGCTTTTGGCGGTGGTAAGGATTGGGCTTTGAGGATTGCGCCTACCCTCCCAATAGTGAAAAAAGAAGAATTAACACCCGCCAGTCCTAAATGGGTTACGGCTGTAGCTCGATATAAGAGTTCAAGAAAACTTGACGGTATTACTAAGTTTTACAACTTATCAAAAGAAAACGAACAAAAATTAATAAAAGAAGCTGATGAAATTAAAGCCTAGTTATAGATATGATATTGTCCAAAACTCGGAAGAGTGGATGCAAGAGAGAGTAAGAAGAATAGGCGCTTCAAATGCAGCCGATTTGCTTATGCCCAAAACCACAAAAGGCTATCAAAATTTAAAAGATAGACTGGTAGAAGAAACGATTACGGGCATTGAAACTGAGAGTAAAAAATTCTTTGGAAATGCTTATACTGAAAGAGGTCATGAGTTTGAGCCAATAGCCAGAGAGGATTTTGAATTCAGAACTTTAGAAAGTGTCGAGATAGTTGGAATGGTAATTCTGGACGAATGGTCGCACTGTTCGCCAGACGGGTTAATTGGGAAAGATACATTACATCAAATAAAATGTCCTATCTTTAACACACAAAAGAAATATCTATCGATTGTTAATGATGATAAAACCAGAGCAGAAAAATACAGACTTTCGGATAATGATTTATTAAAAAAGATTGATACTGGATATTACAAACAGCTACAATATGAATTGTATGTGTCTGATAGAAAAGTGAATATTTGGACTTCGTTCCATCCAAATTTACCTGCTATTGATTTGAATATTGTTCGTGATGAAGATATGATTTTTAATATCGAAAATTCGTTAAAAGAAATCAAAGCTGAAGTTCTTAAAGAAGTTGAGCAAATAAAACTATTAAAATAAAAAACATGGGAGTAAACAAAGTAATACTTGTAGGAAATGTGGGCAAAGATCCAGAAGTTAAGCGATTAGATAATGGAACGGCTTATGCTCGTTTGTCGTTAGCTACTAGCGAAAGCTATAAAGATAAAGAAGGTAACAAGGTAGAAAAAACCGAGTGGCATAATTTAGTTTTCTGGCGTGGCTTAGCCGAGGTTGTTGAAAAGTGGGTTAAAAAAGGTCAGCAGTTGTATGTAGAAGGAAGCATTAAAACGACAATTTCAGAAAAGGACGGAGAAAAGAAATACTTTACCGACATTGTTGTAAAAGATATGCAAATGATAGGAAGTAAAAAAGACAGCGAACAACAAAGCGCAGTCGACAAAGTTAAGAGCGCTGGTGTTTCAAAGAGCCCAAACATTCCCGAAGGCGAAGATGATATGCCCTTTTAAATGACTCTATTCTATACCCTCACGTACTTCTACAACTTGTATATATTTATGCAAGTGTTGGAGTATTGTGAGGCTAATATTTTGAGTATAGGCTTAACCTTAGTCTATGCGAAAATAATAAACGAGCTAACAAATGACAGCAGAAGAAAGGAAAAGAATTGAACAAGGCCTTTTCAAGCAGCCCGAAAAGAAAGCCGAAATAATCGCAACCGAGACAAAAGAAACGGTCTTAAAAGTTGTGATTTCGGTCGAGGGTTCGGGTTTTATGTGGTGGAATGAATATCTAGGTTTAGAAATTGAAGTTTACGAGAATCTAGGCAAGCTATTTTACACAACTTTAGAGAGTTTTGAAAACTGGGGCGAGTTCAAGCCTTGCAACATTCCAAAAAAGTGTTGTACAACATAGTTTTAAATTCTGTAATTATTTAAAGAAGCCTTACTTTTGAAGAAAAAAACATGAGACTAAAACCAATAAAATATAAAAATAATTGGCTTTTGCCAAATGGTAAAAGATTCTTGAACTTCTGCGATGCTGAAAAGGAATTGCAGAATACTAATTGTGT